CAAGTGCAGATAACTTATGTCCTGATCCAGGTGGAGCTCATTGTTCTCCCGCATCATCAAGCGGATCCCCTGACGTATTTGTTGGAAGTTAGGTATAAATAAAAGATGGCAGAGATAACAATAAAAAATCAAAGGTCTTTTACAGATTTAGACTTAAATTTTAATATACATCCGACACAAAAGGATATCAATAAATTTAAGAATGAAATGGCAGTAATTAATTCTGTGAAAAACTTGGTTATGACAAATCACTATGAGAGACCATTTCAACCTGAATTAGGTTCAAATTTAAAAAGATTATTATTTGAACAAGTAGATAATACAACAGCAGCTCTACTTGAAAGGGAAATTACGGAGACAATACAAAACTTTGAAAGAAGAGTTGATGTGAGAGATGTTACAGCTACTGGTTTTCCAGATGAAAACGGATATAAAGTAGAGATAACTTTTTTCTTAGTAAACAATCCAGACCCAATTTCAGTAGACTTTTTCTTAGAGAGAGTAAGATAAATGGTAGATCGCCTTAGAGTAACCGAACTTGATTTTGATACAATCAAAACAAATTTAAAATCATTTTTAAGACAACAAGACACATTTTCAGATTACGATTTTGAAGGTTCTGGTCTATCAATTCTTTTAGATGTCTTAGCTTATAATACACATTATAATGCCTACTATTTAAATATGGTTGCTAATGAGGCATTTTTAGATACAGCTTTACTTCGTGAGTCAGCAGTTTCTCATGCAAAGACATTAGGTTATACACCACATTCTAAAAGATCATCTACTGCAACTATTACCTTTACAGCCAATTCAACAACTACAACCGATGGCACACTCACAGTCCCAGAAGGTTACTCTTTTCTATCAGATCAGATAGATGGTAAATCATATAACTTCGTTGTTCTTGAAGATACAACGGTAACAAAATCAAATCAACAATATGTTTTCACCAACTTAAATATTAATGAGGGTCAAATTGTTACAAATCAATTTGGATATGTTGAGTCATCCAACCCAAAATCTATATTTACATTACCAGATAAAAACATAGACACAACCACAATCAAAGTTGTCGTTCAACCAAACATAGCAAATACAACAACTTCAACATACAGTAAAGTAAATGATGTGCTAAACGTAAATAATACATCAGAAGTTTATTTTTTACAAGAAAATAGAGATGGTAATTTTGAAATATATTTTGGTAATGATAGTGTAGGCAGAAAATTAAATGATGGTGCTACAATAACAGTCTCATATCTGGTAACAAATGGCACAGCTTCAAATAAAGCAAATAACTTTGTTCAGAAGACATCATTAACAGATTCAAATGGTGAAGGTACAAATTTAACAATTACACCAGTCTCAGCTGCATCAGGAGGATCTGATAAAGAGTCCGTAGATTCAATAAAGTTTTCGGCGCCAAATCAATTTACAACTCAAAATCGACTTATAACAATTAAAGATTATGAGACAACAATACTTAGAGAAGTACCAACAATAGAGTCTATTTCTGTTTGGGGTGGTGAAGATAATATACCAGTTGTTTATGGTAAAGTTTTCATATCATTAAAACCTAAAGGGAATTTTTTCGTATCTGAAACAGAAAAGAAAAGGATAATAGATGATATTATTAAACCAAAAGCTGTTATTGGTTTAGACGCTGAGATAATTGATCCAGACTTTACATACATTTTACTTACAAATAATGTCAAGTTTGATAGAAGAAAAACAACACTATCAGATGCAGCTTTAAAAACTGCTGTAAAAAATTCTATCATAGGATTCAACACATCAAGTTTAAATACATTTAATAGTACATTTTCACTATCAAAATTATCCAAAGCAATCGATGATACCGATAAAAATGCAATCATTGGTTCTGAGACAACTGTTAGGCTTCAGAAAAGAATTAAGCCTACAATCGGTACTGATAATTATACTATTGACTTTGGTGAAAAGTTAGAGAGAGGTACGACAACACAAAAATTAACATCAAGTGAATTTGGAGGATTTGATGCAGGTGGTGCTGCGAGAACAGTATCATTTGAAGAAGTTCCTAATTCATCAACAGGTGTTTCAAGAATAAACATTACAAACCCTGGATTTGGTTACACTACGGCACCTACTGTAACAATTGTCGGTGATGGCACAGGCGCAACAGCTACAGCAAAAATAAGTTCCGGTGAAATTTCTGAAATTATATTAACAAATAGAGGCACAGACTATACAACGGCTACAGTTACAATTTCAGGTGGTAATGGTCAAGGTGCAGAGGTGGAAGCTGCGGTTGACTCTAAGAACGGAACGATCAGAAGTGTTTTCTTTGACACAAATGGTTTAAGACAAATCATAAATGAAAGTATAGGTGAAATAGATTATGAAACTGGTATTATTGAAATTAAAGATATTAATATAACATCAGTTGGTACTTCAGATGGGTTAATCAGATTCACAATTGGCTCTGAAACTGGTGTTGTAGAATCAACACGAAAAAATATTGTTGCAATTGATATTGATGACTCACTTGCAATCACAACGACATTAGAAGCTACAACGTCATAATATGCCAGAGTTCGATTCAACAACTTTAAAAACATCTTTACTTGTAAATAAACAAGTACCAGAGTTTGTTCGTGATGAACATCCACTCTTCATATCTTTTTTAGAAGCTTACTATGAGTTTCTTGAAACAGAACAAGGTACTCAAAATAATGATCTTACAAAAATATCAAAAGATTTAAAAAGTATACAAGACATAGATGCTTCGATTGAGGCTTTTGAAAATAACTTTTTAAATGAATATGCTAATCTGGTACCAAAAGATTCTGTAACTGATAAAGCTTTTTTAATTAAAAATATATTACCTTTATATCTCGCAAAAGGTAATCAAAAATCTTTTGAATTTTTATTTCGTTTATTTTACGGGCAAGAAGCTGATATAATATTTCCTAAAGATCAAATATTAAGAGCCTCTGATGGTGAGTATTCTCTTGAAACTGTGATTCGTATCAGAGATCAAATTGTAAGTTTCTATGCTGGTGATGGCACAACAAAAGAATTTAAACTTGCACAAGCCGTAACACCAAATGAAATGACTCTAGTTGTTGATGGTACAACTTTAACTTCTGGATTTTTCACAAGAAAAGAAGAGAAAAAATTAATTTTCACATCAGCACCAAGTAATGGTTCTGATATAAGAGTAACATATAATAGTTTTGATCAGAGTTTATTAAATAATAGAAAGATAACCGGTGCAACTTCAGGTGCTACTGCTACGGTTGAAACGGCTGCACCTAGATTACTAGAATTTCCTAGATCAGTTGAATTATTCGTAAATAGATTGACTTTAGTTGGGGCGTTTGTTCAAGCAGAACAAATACTTACCGACATTGTAGACTCGGATGATGAATTAATCAATATATCTTGTAACACAACATCATCAGTTGAAACTCTTACATTATTAAGCGGAGGTAGTAATTATAATGTAGGCGATCCAGTTGTAATTACCTCTGGTGTTTTTGATGAAGCTGCAACAGCCAGAGTTTCATCTGTGAGAACAGGTTTTACTGATAATGTAACAATTCATTTTGGTGGGTCTGGATTTGAAGTTGGTGGAATTGTAACAGGGGGTAATTCTGATGTTGGATTTGTTACCATATCAGTTACGGGAGTTAATGATGATGGTGTTAATCAACAAAATAGTTTTACTGCTTTAGATACAACAATAGACTCTATTGATACTTCAACCACACTTGATAGTAGTGATTATGGTTTTGTTGCTGCGATTATACCTACTGGTGAAAATATAGCTACTAGAATTGTAGATACTTTATCAAGTAATACAATAACTGGTATTGGTTCTATAACATCTGTTTCTGTTTTATCGACAAATGCTTCATCTAACACCATCACTTTTGATGCAGAAGGTGCTAAAATTGTAACAAATAGCTCTGTTACTGATGTAAGAACATTTGGTGCATTAGGTAGAATAAACGTAGCTTCAGGTGGCACAGGGTATGAAGTTGGTGATGAGTTAGTCTTTTCTGGTGGTGATGGATTTGGAGCTGCAGCTGCAGTTAAAACTGTTGGGTCGTCTGGTGAGATAGAACGAATTGAATTTCAACCACCCAGAATTGCAGGCACAGTTAGTATATCGTCAAACTTAAATCACATATCTGGTTCTGGCACCTCGTTCACAACTGATTTAGCTATAAATGACAGGATTATAGTAAACAACGAATCAAGATTTGTTAACACAATTACAAGTGATACTGAAATAAAAGTAAATTCAAACTTTTCACAAACAACGACTGGTAAAGCAATCGGTGTTCATAATAGAAACATGATTGGCGGTCAAGGTTATCTACCAAATGTTTTTCCTACAGTTACGGTAACATCATCTGGTGGTTCAAGTGCAAATTTAGAAGTTACTGCCCTACTTGGTGATCAAGAGCAAATATCTGCAACATCAAATGGTACAGTAGGATTAATAGAAACCATTGCATTGACAAATCCTGGATCAGGGTTTAGAGTGGTGCCTAAGGTAGACTTAACTGGTTCTGGTGATGGTACAGCAACAGCAAATGCTACAATACAACGAGCGTTAAGAACTTTCCCTGGAAGATGGACTTCTTCAAAAGGCATTATTTCAGCTGCTGAGAGAAAAATACAAGGTGCTAATTACTATCAAGATTTTGTATATGTTACAAATGTACCGGTTGAATTTAAAAAGTACAAGTCTATATTGAAAGGTTTATTACACCCAACTGGATATAAAAATTACGCAGAATTTAATATAACAAAGCCAGTAGATACCACGATTCAAACATCTCATGTATTAGGTTCTGCCGTATCAGGAACAGTTAATGTGGCTAATAGTATTTACATAACTGGCACTAATACTAAGTTTTTACTTGCAAATGGTAATACGATCAATATCGGAACGCAAATATCTGTGAATAATCAAATAAGAGAAATCGATAGTTTCATATCTAATTCAAATATTAGTGTTACATCTGCGTTTACGCAAGAAGCAAACGATAAAACCCTTATAATTATTGCATAAATAGGAAATTATGGCAACGAAATACACATCAAAATTACAATCACTCAAAAGTGCTGAACAGTACGTTGATGGGTTTTCCGGCACAAACCCGGAGATACAATATATTTTCATAGGTAACAGCATCGCATACTCTGATGAGAACAGTCCACCAGATATTGTAGAATCGGTGAGTGAAAACACAAATGTGCATGATAGTATTATAGCAGGTAAAAGAGTTCTTGCGAGCGATGTAAACTTAGTAATACCCAGAGTAAACTGGACAGCTGACACAAAATATAGACAATTTGATGATAAAGTTTCAATAGATGATTCAATAACTGGTGTGGACTCGCAAAATTTAAAACCAATGTATGTGATGACAAGTGATAATAATGTGTACAAATGCCTATCAAATAATTCAAATTCAGCAGGTCAATCTCCAGATTCAACAGTTGAACCAACTGGAGACTACACAACTTCAAACGGTGTGATTGCTACTGCTGATGGGCATATTTGGAAATATATGTATCAAGTCAGGTCTGGTAATAAGTTTTTGAATAGTTCTCATATACCAGTACCAACAAGAAATGTAGATGCTACAGAGACAGATACTATTTTCAATTTAGATACAACTGGTGTTGTTGAAGGTGAACTCACAACAATTGTTGTAACAGATGGTGGCACAGGTTATAGAAATTTTACAAATGTAACGGTAGATGCCTTTGTGCAAGGTCAAACAGTAATAGGCTTATCGAGCACCATCATAGATAATACGAGTCTAACAGCTGAAGGCATAGCAGCTGCAAATATGTCCGTGAGTGGTACAGGTATAGCTGCTAATGCACTCATATCAAGTGTAGATTCCACAAATGCAACAATTACTTTGACTCAAGCTGCAACGGCAGATGGTGGTGATACTGGTAATAATTTAACGATTACAACAAGAGTTTATGTGGATGGTGATGGTTCTGATGCAGCTGCAAATGTTACTTTAGCGGATGGGGCCATAACTAAAGTAACTGTTGATACCATTGGTACAGGTTACGAAAAAGCAAATGCTCTCATATTTGGAACGGGTTCTGGTGTGGTGACCAGATCGGTTTTATCGCCTAAGTTTGGCCATGCTTACCACATAGGTAAAGATTTAGCTGCAAATAGTGTAATGGTTGCAACTAAAATAGGTGATATTGATTCAACTGAAAATGGTGTTGTGCCACTAGGTATAGATTTTAGACAAATAGGCTTGCTGAGGAACCCATATAAATATGGTGAATCTTCAGCTGCAAATAATTCAACAGCTAACACAGTTATATCACAGGTTCATAGAGTAACAGTATCAACGGGTTTGAGTTATCAAGAAGATGAATTTGTTTATCAAGGAACTTCTAATACTGTATTTTCAACTTCAGCAAAAGTTCATAGGGTTGTTTCTTCTTCTATACTTGAATTGACTGATGTTGTTGGTAATTTATTGATTGCTACAGATTTAGTGGGTGATACTTCTGGTGCATCAAGAACAATTACAAGTATTACAAATCCAGAATTTGAACCAAGATCAGCTGATATTTTATATGTAGAAAATATAACACCGGTAACAAGAGTAGATGGGCAAGCCGAAGATATAAGGCTTGTTTTACAATTTTAAGGGTAAAGAATGGCACTCAATTTTAATACAACACCGTACTATGATGATTTCGATGAAGATAAGAATTTTCATAGAATACTGTTTAGACCAGGTAGAGCAGTTCAAGCTCGTGAATTAACACAATCACAAACACAACTACAAGACCAAGTTAAAAAATTTGGTAATCATATATTTAAAGATGGTTCAAGAGTTACTGGCGGTGAACTTTTTTCTATTGGTGAAAGTTCAACTAAAAATTTAAGATTAGATCAACAAACATCTGTAAATCACATTAATTTGGAATCAACATTTGAGGGCACCACAATTAATGTTTCAAATTTTGTCGGTAAATATATTACTACAAATACCGCCAATGCCACTTTAGCTAATGTAAAAAATATCTATTTTGTTCACCATGCTGATGCGGCTTCTGGAAGTGAGCCTGATGTTGTTTATGTCTCGTATATAAGAACAACTGGTGTTTCAAGTTTAGGCGGTGCTGGTAATGTAAAATTTAGTGTTGCAAACTCAACTAATCTACAGGTATTTTCAACTTCAGATTTAAGTTCTTCAAACTTAATTGCAACTGTTAAGTCTTCAGCTGCAGCTTATGGAAAATCAAAACTTCTTGGTGTTGCAAATGGTGTGTTTTTTACAAATGGGGTTTTTGTTAAAAATTCTAAACAAGTAATTGCTGTAGACAAATATAGTGCTAATGCAAATGTATCGGTTGGTTTTGAAGTGCAAGAAAATATAATTGCATCAACAGCTGACACCACATTACTTGACCCAGCATTAGATTCTTCAAATTACTTAGCACCAGGTGGTGATAGGTATAAAATATCACTTAATCTTGCTAAGAAAGAATTAGACTCTGCTAACTCTTCACTACCTAGTTTAACAACAAACAAGTACATAGAATTAGTTAGATATAAAAGTGGTCAACTAGTTAAAGATATTTCGGATACAAGATATGCTGACTTAGGTAGAACTTTAGCTAAAAGAACTTTTGATGAGTCTGGTGATTATATTGTTGAAGGTTTGGAACCTAGAATAGAGGTTGTTGGTAATTCTTCTAACTTCACTTTAACAATTGGTAGAGGTAAAGCATATGTAAAAGGGTATGAAGTCAATCAAATATCACCAGTAAAAGTAAATTTACCTAGAGCTAGAGATACAGAAACGGTTACAGGATATGATTTACCAACTTTCTATGGTAATCACATAAGTATTCATCAATCTAATAATGCTATTTTTAATTCAAATGTTTCAGAGAGAGTTGAATTATTTTCCTCAAATACAATTATTGATAATACAACAAAGATAGCAGAAGCTTATGTTAAAAATCAACAATATGTAAGTGGTAGTGGTTATGAAGCTGTTCATCGACTTTATTTGTTTGATGTAAAAAGGGTTGCAAACACTGGTGGCGTAAGTTTACCGATATCTTTAACAAAAACAATTAAAGGAGCTTCTGATTCAGCTAACTGTAATGTTCATAGTTCTTCAATTGTGTCTGTAGAGAGAATAGGCACAGTTGTAAATTCTTCTGAACATCTAATTGTTTCAGACCCAACTGGGATTCATATAGGTGATGAGGTTTTTGGTTATAATGTATCATCACAAAGCGCAGGTTCTACTACAGGTGATGAAAGAAGAGTGTATGTTACAGACATACAAGGTTCTAATATAAAATTAAGCAATGTATCTGTAGTAAGTGATTCTACAAACAACACTTATATTTTTCAAAGATCAACTCTAACGGATACAAACTACGATTTAGGTGTATTTGAAGCATCATATGATACAGTTGCCTCTCTGAATGACATTGATTATAACACAAGGAGAGTATTTAAGTCAGTATCATTTACAGCAGGTCAAGCTACGATATCAACAAATGATGGTACAGAAAGATTCAAAGAAGCGTCATCAGCCACAGAAAAACAAACTTTTTATGCAGTTGTAATTCGTTCAACAAGTGGAACATATATCAATGGTGACCCAGTAGATTTATCTGGTGCAGGTATAACATTTAGCACATCTTCTACATCAGGTAACCCTGATGATTTAACGATAGATTTAAATGATGCAACTTTTGGTGGAACTGCTGATATTTTAACAACGATTGATATAACAAGTGCAGCTAGAAGAACAAAAACAGCTAACAGCCACTTTAAACTTTTTGACGAGATAGGTAACACATCTACTGAAATAATTAGATCATTAGGTGTAACAGACTTAGTTAATGTAACAGCTATTTACATTTCAAACGAAGCTGGTGTGCCGGCTAGCACTTCTAATACGAATGTTAAGGACTACTTTATTATTGATACAGGTCAAAGAGATTCTTTTTACGATCACGCAACAATTAGATTAAAAGAAAGTGGTATTGGCCAAGTCAATACTGGTGGTGTAAATGTTGTGTATAACAGATTTCAACATACAGGTACAGGTCATTTTGATGCCAATTCATATCCAATATATGAAGATATACCTTCTTACATAAGAAAAGATGGTAACAAAATAGATTTAAGAGACTCAGTAGATTTTAGACCTACTCGTGAAGATGATGAGACTTCAAATGTCTTTAGTAATACATCTATGACATTTACAAGAAATCAAATTGTTGATAGTAGAGTTGGTTCAGTCAATACTGAATTGTCTTATTACCTTGGTAGAGTAGATAAGCTTGTCTTAGAACCAGATGGTGATTATAGAATTATATCTGGTCAGAGTGCATTGAATAATCCACCAACACCATCTGATGATAATGAAGCTATGACATTATTAAAGCTCTCATTACCTGCTTACACATATACAACGAGTAATGTTAAAATTGAAGAGGTTAAAAATCGAAGATATACAATGAAAGATATTGGTGCTCTTGATGATCGTTTATCAAGAGTCGAGTATTATACATCTCTCAATCTTCTTGAACAAGAAATTGCAGGTTCTACATTCTATGATGGTAGTGAGGTTCAGTTATTTAATAATGGATTTATAGTTGATGACTTTAAAGGTCATAGTGTTGGTGATGTATTGAATACAGATTACAAATGTTCCATTGATTATACGAATAAAACCTTACACCCTAGATTTAAAGCTAATGGTACAAATACATCTATTAAAACCTCTGGGCTTACAAATACTGGTAATGTTTTAACGATACCATTTACAACATCAGTTTATTCATCGCAGAATGTAACCTCTGGAATTACAAATATTAATCCATTTAATGTTGTTTCTTTTATAGGTCATGTTGAGTTAAAAACT